TTATGAGAGAATATCTACTTGACCATTTCAAGCCGTGGCAGACAAAAAAAAGAAAATGTCAAGCTTTGATGGCGAATGATTGGAAGGGTTGCGACCCGAACAGGAATGTAAGGGCTATAATTTTAAGTTTGTATGAGAAAATACCAAGTACATCCTCAGGTTAACGGAGGACTAAGGACTTTCTCTTCGGTGGAATATTCTATCGGGGGGGGTATAGAAGCGTCATACCATAAAGGATATGATACAAGAGGTTACAGACCTTACATATTAGAAGTTTATGCAACATAGATTAGTTTTTTATCCGACTTTATATAAGTCAATAGTTATACATACCCCCCCGAGAGAAATGCGGAACTCTTACCGCTTATTATTCTCATGGAGTGGGTGGTTTTGACCTACGTCCGTTTGTTTTAGAATTAAGAGAGCAATGACAGCAAAGCATCAATTGGATTTAATCCACAAGCAGCTTCGGGGGGGGGCGAGAGAAATCCGTTACCCTTTGTGCTACCATGTATAAGGGTGGTGGCAATAATGGTGTAACATATATTCTTGAACGCTATGAGGACAGATAAAGATATTGAGAAGATTTGGGGCAATATTACATCTCCAAACGACAAGGCGAGAGCGGTATTGGCTACAATGCACAAGGGGATTGCAGCTAACGGAATGTGCGTTATATTATCACTGTATACAGGATATAGCAAAAACGAGGTATAAGATGTAAAACCTTGTACCTCGTTTAAGATATTTAATTCATAAAAACCTTTATACCACTACGTCCCTGTTTGTGTCCTGTTTTAACACATGCATCCAAGGTATCACGTATGTCTGTTAGTAGACCGGTGTGTAATCTTAATTCTACAAGAATAGGAGAACTGGCTGTGTCTTGTGTTACAGATGTGATAGTGTTACCTAATCTTTCCAATAAGGTATCTCTAATGGTTCTCACGTCTGCCTGTTGCTGTGCCAAATAGTACCTCATGCTATTCAATATAGACTCAAGGGCTTGCGCTGTAGCTTCCGATACAGACTGGATACCCTGCTGTAAGGATGACAAACTTGTACTTCCACTACCTTTAAAATTTAAAACGTTGGCAAGATCTGTTAAAGTTTTATTTATTTGCTCTGTAGTCTGTGAGCCGAGTTTCTTTATCTTTTCGAGTTCTGTAGATGTAAGCTCAAGTCCATTACTTCCACCCTCACTGCCCTCAGAAACAGCGTTGTCTATCTCTTTAAGCAATGGTTCAAGAAGTCTTCCGACAACCCTTTGTGTTGCTTGCTTTGTTATAAGATTCTGAATATACTCATCGAATTTATCATTTAGAGCGTCAAGGGTATCACTACCCTCATTGAAAGCATCTACCCATGCTTCTGCAAAAGCTTCGGCTGCTGCCTTATAATTGGCTTCCGAACCAAAGCCTCCAAGTTCTTCTGTCATGGTTTCTTTTAACTCTTTGATTGTATCATCAAGATCTTCAATTTTTTGTTTATATTCCTGTATCTTAGACTTGTCAGAGTTCTTACGACTTTCCTCTGCTTTAATCATAGCGTTATACGCATTTTTTTGCTTTTCCAGTGCATCTATGGATTGATGGTTGAATTTTTGTAAATCGTCTATCTTGAAAGCATCGTCCATTGATTTTTTAAGCTTTTCGTAGGAGTGCTGTAAATCATTAACAAGCCTTTCTTGGCGTTCTATTTCTTCATCTATATCACTTTCATCATTAAACAGATTAGCAATAGCTGTTGCTATTTGTAATGCGGCAGAGATAATAGCAAGAATAACAGATGCCTTCTCGACTGTTTGGATTGCTGCGGAAGCCGTGGCGGAAGTCGAAACCATAGCACCAGCAGCTCCTTCTACTGTTTTATCTATTGTGTCAATAGTTTTTGTTGCCGCCTGTCCTACATCGGATGTAAGATCAGAAGATTTATCAGCGACGTCACCAAGATTGTTTTTTGCGGAAATTTTAAGGTCTTTAAAAGCTTTTACCGCATCAGAAAGTCCTCCAACCGTCTGTTCTATTGCGTCTCCCCATTTTGTAATACTACTTGAAGCCTTACCGGTTAATGCGTTCGATAGTGCAGAAATATTTTTGGTACAAGAACTTATATATGTACCTATTTTCTTTGTTCTATCTGCAAGGCGCAACCATGCTGTAGAAAGTTTTTGTGAAGAGCCGGAGTAGTTCTCTTGTAGAGAGCTTGATTTTTCCAACGCTTTATTGTATTTTTCTTGTGCTTCTATAGCGCGCTGTTTTGCAGCCTCTTTGTCTTCTTTGGATGCATTATCATCTTCTTCTATCTCTTTAGCTTCTTTTAAGAGTTCCAAGTACTCCTTATATGCATTATTCGTTTTTGTTTGAGCTTCATCGAACCCTTTATCGTATGCTTCTTTTGCTTTTGAATAATTTTTTTGAGCTTTTGTTATTTCGTTAATGGATTCAGCAATACCCAAGAAGGGATAACGGTTTGCTTTCTCTTCTTTGAGTTTATCCATTTGCTCTACGATTGCTTTCAGTTTATCGGGCGGCAGGTTTTTAAGAGCATCTTTCATCCTTTCAAGTTGTGCCAGCATATTGTTTATAGCCACCACAGATACCTGTTCAACATTTTGGAATAGCTCGATATATGAGTCTTTTCCCGTGAAGTCCTTCCAGGTGTTCTCATCTGTCTTTTGTTTATACTGTTTGTCGAGATTATTTTGATACTGTTTTTTTAATTGAGGATTTTTTGCAAGATTTTCATTCTCTTGTATTTTGCCTCTTTCTTCTATATACCACGTGTCGAGTTGTAATTGGTCTGATAGTTGTGTTTTGTAAGCCTTTGTCAGTTCAGAAAATGTATCAATAGTATCTTGCTTGACTTTTTCGTTTACCTTCTGTGATTTGTCTTTGTAGGCTTTAGCCACATCTTCTCCGTAATTACCAATATAAGCAGATGTATTAGCGAGCTCTTTGTTATACTGATCAATTACATCTTGACCCCATTTGCTGTAATCTTTTCCGTATTTTTCCTCGTAGGCTCGTGTAATATATTTATTAAACTCATCATCGATACGACTTTGTAAATCATCAAAAGACGTTGTAATATCGCCAAATATTCCCTTAATGATATTATCTGACAATCCTTCTTTTTTGAGTTTCTTGTATAAGTCAAGTTCAGAGAATGTTTCATCTATATTGCGTGAAATATCCTCCTTCATCTTTTCGTACTCCTTTTGTGAGACGTTAAGTTTTATATCTGCGGCAACTCTAAAAGCATTGCCCTTCTTTGAAATCTCTTTATACTGCTTTCCGAGATTTTCTATTTGTTTTGCAGCCGACTTATCATCAGGTAAAATGTTGTATGCGTTCCATCCTACATTTTGTGCTGCTTCCTTAAAATATTTACGAGTTTTAGATAGAGCAGCTTCTTTTGTTTCTGTTTTTATCAACTCGTTGTATTTTGAGTTCATGTCTTTTATCAAAGAAATGCGCTCTTGCAGAATATCACGCTGTTCTTTTGCGTTCTGCTTTGCTGTTTTATTGTCTTCTTTTTCAAAAGGATTTACACCGAACGCTTTTTTTGAATAAGCCGTACTTTCTTTAATTCTCTGTTTTAGAATACTAAGAATCTCTTTTTTTGAAATAGAACTTTGGTTTTCATACAACGTTCCCTTTAACATATCCTTCAACGTTCCTGACACGGGGAGGGCATCATTGTTCTTCTTTGATATTTGGTCGTAAACCTCTTTCAATTTCTTTGCAGCTTCCGCTGCTTCTTTACTTTTAGCCAGCCATTCATCGGCGAAAGATGTATTATTAATCTCATTAACAGCAAGCGTTATGCCATATCTTTTCTTTTTAAAGAAATCTGCGATATATAAATCAACCCACGATATATCATCCATTACTGATTTTTTGTCGATATTGAGAGGTATATCGAAATGTTTATATGCCATGTCTCTTGCGTATTGACTCCATTCGTGATCGGCGGCAGTTCTGTCTATAAGAAGTTTTATGGTCTGTTTGTCGTAGCCTTTTTCTTTAACGTACCCCATAACTTTATCGAGTTCATTCTCAAACTCTTTAGCTTTGTCTTTAAGGGTGCCAAAATCCTTGATAACATCCTTATCTGCGAAGTCGTTAAAAGCATCACTAAGAGGAGAGCGTGCACCTTCAAATTTTCTTATTTTATTGATAACATCTACCATTCTTTGATAGTAGTCAAGGTCGTTTTCTCCCTCTTTACGCCCTTCTGCTAAAGTTTTATAATATTGTTTGGATGTCCAACTTAAATCATCGTAGCTATTTTTGATTTGGTTTATCATATTATCAATATCCTGGTCTTTTGCCAAAATATCGAGTGCAGCATTTGTGTAATCTTTCGCATCTTTGTTTATATCATCGCTTAGCGTGTACCATGCGTTCCATGCTGAATTTTCCGCAACATTTTTTTGTATAGTCATTACGTCTCTTTGGAATTTTTCGTACTCCTTTGAGACTTCTTCAAATTTACTTTTTAGCTCTTTCTCATTTAACGTATCTACATTTATTTTAATGTCAAAGCCTTGTTGGTTCATCTTGTCGATGAGGGTTTGCAGTACTTTCCTTTGAGCTTCAGTATTGGCGGTATTGTCAGTTAGTCTCTTTTGGGCATTAGCCGCGTTATTAGTTTCGGTTGTTAAGTTATTGAAATCATCGCGTAGTCCGGAAAGGTAGCCTCGCTCTTTAACATATTCACTGTTTGCTTTTTCTACAGCTTCGCTATATTTTGAATAAGCCGACCATATTTCCATTATACCTTGAAGTATAGCAACAAAGCTAATAGATTTTAATGCAGCACCCATAGATTTGATTGCAGCACCCATAGATTTAAAGGTATCTGCAAATGCAGCCTTCCAACCGTTCGTTCTCATTGTTACATAAAAACCCGCCGTTTGAGCTTTCATGCTTGTCATCATTGAACTAAATGCTTTTTTTATCGAATCAAAAACACCCATTGATTTTAGTTTCATTCCAGCGAATCCGGCTATAACTTGTAGAAGTATTTCACTAAACCCTCTCCAGTGTTTCAGAAGGGAGTTTGCTAAATCTATCATTGTCGTAAATGCTCCCTGATTTTCCTTACCAATATCGTTAAGCATTACATCGAAGGCATCCTTTAGGTTGGAAATCTTACCTTGAAGTGTTTCTGCTTGTATCTCTTGCATATTATAGAATGTGCCACCCTTATCTGTCATACGTTGGAAAATAGCTTCAACATCTTCAAATGTTACCTTGTGCTTTGAAATCATATCCACAATTTGAGCCGTAGTGTATGCCTCACCCTTAACTTCCTTGAAGTAACTTTGCAACTCTCCATACATATTGATACCTGCTTCCGTAAACTGTCTTACCTCACTTCCGCGTAGGTATGCAGCAGCTTTGACCTGTCCGTAAGCGAGGATAAGTCTACCCATATCAACACCGAGTCCTGCCGATACATCTGCAAGACGTTTGGTGGTATCATAAAGCTTGTCGCCTTGTATTCTATATGCAGAGAGTTGTCTCGTATAATCAACCAAATCTTTGATACGGAAAGGAGATTTAACCGCCAACTCTACCGTCTTATTGAAAATTTCATCCGCTTTTGGCTTATTCTGGAGAATAGCCTCAAGTGAACGTTCGGATAGCTCAAACTGGCCTCGCACTTCTGCTATTTGCTCAACAAAACCTTTTGCAGCACTCATAGAGAATACTACTGCTGTACGTTGTGCCAAACGTGAAATATATCCACTTAGATAAGATGTTTGCTCACCGAGAGAACGTGCATTAACACCTGCGTCCCTAAGCACTTTAGAATGTTGCTTTATAGCATTGTTTACAGCTTCAAGATTTTGCTTATAATTTTTATCTGTGGTATCGAGATTTAACCTTGCCTGTTGAAGTTCTTTTATCGCAGCAACGTGCTCTCGCAGGGTTTTTACGCTTGAAGAGTTAGCAAGAGCCATGGATGTAGTTGTATTTTGTGAAGAAAACACCTGCTCGTACATTTTTTGCCTATCATTATGATACTGTTGTCCATAGGTATTTGTGGATTGATTTGCTTTTTCCCATGCTTTTTTGCGTCTTTCCACTAACTTTTCTTCTTCTTCTACGGCTTTTATGTCAGCTTTTAATGCTTGCTGAGATGTTTTTTCAAGTTCTTTGTAGTATTGACGCATCTCTGCAAGGGTATTCTGGGAGCGTTGGTTGTCTAAAGATGTACTATCTGATTTGTATGCCTTTAGATTTTTGAGCATTTCTATATTTTCAGCCAAAGCCTGTCTTTGCTCTCTCCATGCGGCATTTTCTTTTTTTATTTTCTCTGTTAAAGCATCAATTTCAGCTTGCAGACTTCTCTCCTTGTCGCCCAAAACACCAATAGTGTGTTGCATCTCTTGATATTCACCTTTCTTTAACGCTGGAGCAGAATTTGTTTTTCCGGCTTTTAAATTATCTTGTTCAATAATCTTTGCCAAAGTAGAGCTAAATTCTTCCTTGACGCTTTTTAACTCTGCTTTTAATTGTTGTATTTTTTCGTATGTTTGTCCAAAGTCGGGAGCCTTCATATTTCTGAATTTAGCTTCCAACTGTTCTATTTCTTTTTCTGTGGCTTGTGCTGCGGTGTTT